AACCGCCTGTTCGCCCAACATGGCGAACGCCGGAAAGTAAAAGTCATACCGAGTAGAACGCGACCACAACTTACGCAGCCCTTGCTGGTAAGTGAGATCAGCACGAACAGACACCAAACCGATCACATACCCATGTTCGGTAAAAGACTGAGTAAAGCCATGGCCATTAGCCAAATAGGTTCCCATGGCAGCGAGATTACCAAGAGGAGTAGTAGAACCCGTCGAACCAGTGCCACTCGTTTGTGCAATCGGATTAACGTTAATGAGGGTGGAGCCACCGCCAAGATATTCAGGGCGCTGAAGACGAGCATCTGGGCTAATAACACCAAAATGGGCACGAATAATTTCAGTATAACGAGTACCACCACGAGCGTCCCTCTCTAAAAGTTTCTGAATCTGGAAAGACTGGCGCAACTGATTGATTGTTGCGGCAGTAGCTGCCGACAGATCGGCATAAAGTTGATGTCCATTAGGGTTAGCTGCACCGGGGGAAACGTTTGCAGTAGCCGCATTCATAGCGGTTTGAACCCCCGTCTGATCACGAGCAGTAATTGAAGCGCTGCCAGTGTTTGCAGTCCAGGCTATTGGGGCGGTGGTACCGAGGGGGAGAGTAACAGCCGTGTTACCCTTTTGAGGCCAGGGGAGCGCGCCAGTGAAATAATCATGACGTTTACCTCGCCGCAAGAGCGTGTAGTTTGTGTAAGTATCTGGACCGTCAGACTTAGTTTCGAAAACGGAATTTTGAAGGTTTTCATCACGGAACCATTCGTTATAAATAAGGTTGTAGGCACGAAGAGGCAAAGCAGAATGAGTAACGGTATTACCGGCACCGACTTGGCCAACAGTAGGCAATGCGAAATAATCAAACAAAGATGTCGCAGCGTAGCCAGACGCAGGAGACGTAATTGTGGGAACAGTATAAGAAATGGAATCGCCTGGGTTGACTTGTTCACCCATGAACTTGACCCAATTATCCCAGATCAAACGATTAGGCACAAAGAAGAAAAACGAATCCAAGTGAAGGTTATCCATCACCGGAAAAAGGGGCGTAGCCAAGCGCCCAAACACCGTCATATTGACGTTGAAAGTGTCCCCAGGGAGGATTTCCTCACACATGATGGGGACAAGATAGCCAGCATCAAAAGACGTTTTCAAGGTCTTTTGCATGGCAAAACGAGAGCGCGGGATTTCCGCGCGAGGCACCATAGCAAACTGGTGAGTAGAAACGGATTTATTGCGATGCATGAAAAAAACTCCAATTAAAAAAAGGGGGCCGAAGCCCCCAACGTGTCAATCAACTAGAAACAACGTCCTTGCCACGTACAACAACAGCAGGATAGCTATCGTCAGCCAAAAAAACTCCTTTGGTGTCGTCAAACTCTCCCAGTATGCAGAGATCAAAATCACCAGGATGACGACAAAGATCATTAGCGGGATCGTCACGGTTCACCTCATCAGAAAAAGAGCGAATAGCAGCCGCCCGGGTTGGAACAAAAATAGGGCGTCCATAACATTCGGACGCACGATCATAAACAGCCACGACACATTGTTTCATTGTAAACCTCTTCTAAAGGATGTTAAAGCGGATTTAGTAACCGTTTCCTTGACTAACAGACGGGCGTCTGTGTTGTCAGGAAAATTCGCACGCGCCGCCGAATCGCGCTCGAATTGTAAAAGCTCCCAAGCTTCAGGATCGGTCCTTTCCAGGAGCCTATCATAAAACTTGGGAGGCTTGGTCTCCTTACCACGCACGACAACATAGTCCTGGGGGTAAACATCAGACTTAAATCTGTCAAACCAGCCGGCACCAATACCGGGCTTGAGGGACATTTTCGTGAACTCGGGAACCATGGAATAAATTTCCCCGGTTTCCTCGTCCAAACGCTCGTAATGAGAAGGTGCATTGAAGCCAGTTACCTTCTTCATAACATAGCGAGCAACATAGGCAGCAGACTCAAAAGTAACATCACCGATAAGGGATTGGCCCTGCGGCCACAGAGACTCCAAGAGATCAGAACGATAAAGAATAGAACCAGAACCAGAACGCTTAAAAGGCTTCTTATCAGGAAAATCGAAGCCAAAAATACAGGCATGGAAATGAGGACGAGACGTAGTTTCGCCATATTCACCACACATATAAAAACGAGGTTTCAAAGGGGCAATTCTCTTACGAAGGCGTTTCATAAATTTTTGAAAGTCCTCGTATACCAACTGTCCCCGATCAGGTAGGTGATCTGGGGCGTATGTAAGGGTGAGAAACGAATTGTTCTCGTACAGGGAAGCTTCATGCATACAGCGCATCGCCCACTGGCGACTGCGCTCAAGGCGACACCCAACACACTGCCCACAGGGGAGAGACAAGGTCTTGACGACATCGAATCGCTTGCGCTCATGGAATACCACCTCACCGTTAGCACATTGATAGGCCGTCAGAGGGTGGAAACAGGGCATTACAGGCGCCAACCGCCCCGCATAGGGGTAGCAGCCATGTTAGGGGCTTTGGTGCGCTGGGAGTGGCCACGGAAAGTCCGAGCGGACGAGTGCTTGTTCACGGAATGACGAGAGAGGGGTTTCATAAGGGTTCTCCAGGTTTAAGGGCATTGTATCAGAAAGGTGTCACCTAGCACAGTTACATCAAGTAGAGAACTGTGCTTTCCGCCTTAGACGGCGGCCGTCGCGCCCCCTGCGGGGGCTACATCACCGGCCGGGGCCGGTGATTTGTCAACAGGAAGAGGCATCGCAAGGCCAAGCTTGCGAGCTTCGTCCAGGTTGCCAGGATCGGAACAAAATTCAACGAACAATTGGGGATCGTTGGAAAAACGGCTACGAACAGCCGCAGGCATAGCCATAAAGGATTCTTCAGCCGAACGAATGGCATTCATGGCAGTCTGAAAATCAAAAACAGCCTCAAAATCGGCATACTGAGGGGCCCGAACATTGTCGGGCAATTGGCCGGTCAAATTGAACCGGCGAACGATGGTATTAATGTCGGATTCCTCCAGAAATTGCTGCTGGGCTAAGGACTTGTCCTCGCAAAGCAGACCAGTTTCCTGGGAGACCGAATCAGCATCGTAGTTATAAGGAGTACGGAGAAAAACAGGGGAAACAAGAGTAGAAATAGAGATCATAAAAACTCCAAAATTAGCGTTTCATAGAACGCAAAAGAAGGTCGATAACGGGCTTGAGCTGGCCCGCTTCACGACCAAGATTACCGACAGACTCGGCAGCGGAAATATCAAAATCCAGAAGCTCAGTTTCCTTCGTCAATTTCTGGATAGTCTTCAACATGACTTCACGGGATTGAGCTTCCGTCAATCCCTTCTGCATGTTTAGCTTCTGCATCTGCACCAGATTCTGGGCAGTTTCGAAGAGCACTTCACGCTTGTAAGCATTCAATTGAATGTTACTCACGTTCAGATCGGCCTGGGTATCAGAAGCACCGGCCTGGGCGGCCTGAAGCTTCTTGAGTGCCTCGGGTAGATTGGATTCCATCCGCTGGACTATTTCCTCAGTCTGGCGTTTCACCAACTGAGTGTCCACCTCGGCCTTCCAGGCACTAGCGCGGGAGGCCATTGCCCCCGCTTCCAACGCCTCTCCCTGCTGCTGCAGGTTCGCGGCTGAAACATAGCCCTGGCTGGCCGCCTGGCCAGGATTCTGGGCTTGATAGGACACGCCAGTCGGGGGCGAACCCCCGCCCTGGCTGTATGCAAGCATCGGGTTTAACCCCGCTTTCTGCATGTCCTTCACAGTCGTTTGGTACCGACTGGCAAAAGAATCAGCACCGAACTGCTGAGCTGCTGACGCAGCCTCACGGTTCTGCTGATTCTGAAACATGCTGCCCGCGAAATTGAGGGCAGCAAAGGCGGTTGCGGGCTCCATGATCAGAAATGGTCGATCAGACCGGGCACGCTATAGAGGGGCATTGGCCGCGCCGCTTTGATATCAAAAAAGGCATCCAAGAGCAATTGCTGGCCGTTGGCAGCAGTCCCGACAGCCAAGTTGCGCGACAACGGAGGCGTCTCCTGAATGAATGTGGAATTGAGAGTAGGTAGCGACGTGAACCTTTGCGCGTAATGCCAGGGGTCGATAGTACCGGCCGTAGTAGACCGGAAGAGACCCGTAATCTGACTAGGGTTGTAGCGGTATTCCGCCCACCGTTCCTGGTACCCAAAGACCCCCGCATCAGTCGCCGAACCGTCACAATAGATTTCCTTATTGAGAACCGCCTGTTCGCCCAACATGGCGAACGCCGGAAAGTAAAAGTCATACCGA